ATACCCCAACAGATACAACCTATAGTGATAAATTTAGAATTACTGTAGACACTACGTTTACAATTAAAGGTTGGCTCTTCCCGGAACAAAAAGATACACAGGGTACAATTTATAAAGTAGATAGTAATTTTGTAGCAGTTGATCTACGTAATAGATTATATAATCCTCTAGATAGAACAGAGGTTGTAGATAATTTAAGCTACGAGCAACAGGGATATGGTGCTTTATCAGGGTATGATGATACCGTACCTACAAATTATTCTGAAATGGTCACAGTGTCAGGGCGACCAGAATTTACAAATATATTTTATACAGCGACAGGTGCAGCTGTTGAAATGAGAAATGAAGTACCTATTCTATCAAGTGTTAATAACGGATTTTTACTTTATGGAAAGAGATTTGATTATAATAATAGCTTTTACTTAAGTGCTGAAAATACTAATAATGTAGATGGTATTGATGGGTTCTTTTCTAATTATGAAGCCATTACGTCAGGCGATACAACCGTACCCACAATAAGCGGATTTAAGCTTACAAATACGTATTTTACTATAACAAATGATAATATTGTAAGTTTTTATTTTCCGGCTAACACTTTAAGCGGTCATGGAAACTTTACTTTAGTAACAGGGAATGAAGCTGGGTGGGCAACCTCATACCAAGCCACTAGCTCTATCATACACTTAGCATAAATATATACAAGATGCCTGGAACCGGATCATCAACTAGCTCAAATCAAAATCGTTCGTATGTCACGAACGATGGACGCGCTTCTACATTTGGTAGAAATTTAATTCAATATATTCAAAATCGACTGCCATATGCAACAGATGGTAGAGGTGAAAATGATCAACTAAATCCAAAATATAAAATTTTTAAAAAGGCGGGTATGAGAAGAGCGGAAGCACTTGCTAAAGCTTCTATTTCATCTTCAAATCCTTATAATAATATACCTATAGGCGACTTCGCTAAAGACTCTTCTTTTGGCGATGTAATGTACGCTAATATTCAAGATGATAAGCAAGGTAGATTAAGAGATTATCGTATAATGGCAGCGTATTCTGAAGTAGCAGATGCTTTAGATGAAATTTGCGACGAGACAATTAACCCGGATGATTCAGGTTGGATTACACATCTGCATTTTAAAGATATTGATCTCACTATTGATCAAAAAGAGGAAGTAGAAAAGCAATTTCATAGATATGTAGAGTATTATGATCTTAAAAATAAAGGATGGCAATATTTTAGACAGCTATTAGTTGAGGGTGAGGTATTCTTTGAACAGATAATTCACGACGGTTACGTAGAAGATGGTGTTTTAGGTGTTATTAATCTTCCAGCTGAAATTATTGACCCAGTATATAACAATATACAAAATATGCTCGTTAAGGGGTATATATATAGAAAACCTGTTTTTAGTCCTCATCAACCTAATAAGGTAGAAAAGATTGAATTTATTCCTATGGATCAAAACCAGATTATGTATGTTAATTCTGGTGTATATAATGAAACAAAAAACTTCGTTATACCGTTTTTAGAAAATGCTAGACGTCCATATAGACAGTTATCATTAATTGAGGATGCAATTGTTATTTACCGTTTAGTTAGAGCACCTGAAAGACTGGTCTTTAATGTCGATGTTGGTAATATGCCACCGCCGAAAGCTGAAGCGTATCTTAAAAAACTTATACAGAATTATTGGTCAAGAAAAACGTTTGATTTAGATCAGAATGATGTTGTTAAAAAGTTTAATCCGCAATCAATGCTCGATGCTTTTTGGTTTGCTAAGAGACAAGGATCTGAAGGTACATCAGTTACACAGCTACCCGGTGGCGATAACTTAGGCGAGTTAGCAGACTTAATGTATTTTATTAAGAAACTATATAGGTCTCTTAAAGTACCGTCAACAAGATTAGACCCTACCGATCAAGCATCAGCAGACGGATCAACAATATTACGCGAAGAATTAAAATTCGCGAGATTTGTCATGAGACAGCAGCAAAGATTTGCAGCCGGCCTCAGAAAAGGGTTTATTACTCATTTAACCTTAATGGGAATATTTGAAAAGTTAGAGCTTAATGAACAAAATCTCGAAGTTGAGTTTAATGTTCCAACTAATTTTTACGAACTTAGAGAAAATCAAAGACTTGAATTAAAACAAAGGAACTATAATGATTTAGCTAGTAGTGAATTTGTTTCAGCTACATATGCACAGAAAAAATATCTTGGATGGAAGGATAGAGACATATTAGCTAATAGAGAATTTCTTAGAAAAGATGCTGAACTTACGTGGGAGCTTGGTCAGATTCAAGCCGCTGGACCAGCATGGAAAGAGATGGCAATTGCGGGTGAAGTTGGTGAAGCAGATGCAGCTGTTGGCGGCGAAGGTGGAGGCGTTGGTGGAGGCGCAATGGGAGCCGGTGATGTACCTGAGTTCGGAGGCGGACCTGCTGACGTAGGTGGGGAAGAGGTTGAGGTAGCTGCTGAAACCGAAGTTGATGCAGAAGAGACCGCTGAAGTTTAACGCGACGGGTTGTTGCTAAAGAACTGAGTTCTGTAATAGAGCGGGTTAGCTACGGCAACTGCCGAGGCGTGTTTAGCTGAAATTTCATCAGCATTTGTAAGTCCCATAAACGTAATACCTTGTAACGGTGTAGCTGCAGCTGCAGCTTTAATTAATATACGTTTATTATCATCTGGTGTGGTCCCGGGGCGTCGCGAATTTTTATCATATATATAAAGATCTACTGTCGTTAAATTATAAATTGTTACTTGTGAAGCTGGTTGAGTTGACAGCGGGAAAATAGCAGTTCCACCGTGTGTACATTCAAATGAATGACATTCATTTAAATTAAAATATTCACTCCCTGTATTGGATGTTGGGTAATTTGTTTCTGCTGACATATAAATTATTTATTCGCGAATAAATATTTTTATGGCACTTGCATGCAATATTCAACCTCTTTCAGCTTTCTTATCGACAAATTTAAATAGTAAAATTGAAACTTACGATAGACTCGGTGATAGAATAAAAAGATCGTTAGGTTACCCATTAGTTAGCTTAGAAATACATACAGATCAACTTCGCGAAAACATTCAAATAGCGGTTGAATATTTTACAAAGTATGCTGGTTATACAAGAGAATACTTAATTTTTGATTCGGCAATGTACGAAACCAATAAAGGTATTCGATTAGATTTATTATATACTTTAGCAAATACCGACTTAGATACAAATGCACAAAAAACAGCTGGAACTAATCCCTTAGGCCCTGGTCCGGAATTTTATGGTACTACACCTGACTCTATTTTTGTATGTACTTCAGGTCTGCTTTCATCTGTTTTTACTTCATCTTCTGCTTTGTCTTCTACTTTTGAAGACGGTGTTGACAAATTTGAACTATTTGATCAATCTATCTTTTCACAAATCACATCGTATGATGCTTTAGAAAGACCAGAGCTTTTGCTTAATTCATTTGCTTTGAGTGGTTTATTTAAGGAAAATAAACGCAATACTTTAACTTTTGAAGGCTCGGCTTCTAATTCTGTAAATTTCCAGAATGTATATGACTATGATATAATGGATTATAGAAAAGTTGTTGATGTTATTGATTTTGAAGAAGGTTCTACTACCGGTATCAATACATTGTTTACATTAGAACAAACGTTAGCGCAGCAAACATATTTTAGTTATGCATTAGGTAACTATGGCTTTGATCTTGTTTCTTGGTATACATTAAAAGAGTGGATAGATACCCGGGAAAAAATGCTAGCTATACGACGTGATATAAAATTTGATCCGAGAACACAATACATGCAAATGTACCCTCAGCCTGGTGGAGATAGATTTTACGGTGTGTTAGGGTGTTATCTAGAACAACCTATTAGATCTGTAATTATGGAGCAGTGGATTTATGAATACGCTCTAGCGTTATCTATGATAACTATAGGGCGTGTACGAGGTAAGTTTGGTAATGTTGCCTTGCTAGGAGGCGGTGCATTAAATTATGATATGCTAGAAAAAGGCGAAGCAAGAAAAGCTGAATTAGAAGAAAAGTTACTTGCTGGTTCAGCACCAGGGTTAGGAGATGCAGACCCTCCACTATTCTTTGTAGGATGAGTAAATGGAGACAGGGTATTTTTACTCCAAATAATCCCGATAAATTTATTGGGAGTAAAGCCGTTTATAGGTCCGGGCTTGAGTTAAAATTTTTTAGATTTTGTGATAAGAATCCTAATGTTAAAAAGTGGGGAAGTGAAAATGTAGTTGTACCATATATTAGTCCTTTAGATCATAAAGCACATAGATATTTTGTTGATAACTATATAGAAATATTAGAAGGTACAAACTTAAAAAAATATCTTGTAGAAATAAAACCTTCAAAACAAACTAAGCCCCCAACTACTAAATATCGAAAGAGGCGGCACCTGTTATATGAGCAAAGAGCGTATGTTATAAATCAAGCAAAGTGGGAGGCAGCGCGGGAGTATAGTAAAAAAATCGGCTGTGAGTTTATTATTTTAACAGAAAGAGAGCTAATTTATAACAAATGAATAAATAATTACATGTCGTTAAAACTTAACTTGGTTGTTGAAAAACCTGATATAAATGATGAGTTCGAATACATTGAGGAGGAAGTAGATAGAAACTCCCCGTCGAATTTATATATAAAAGGCCCTTATATGATGGCCGAGGGGGTAAATCGCAATAATCGAATGTATCCTTTAGATGAATTAGTAAGAGAAGCTAAGCGCTATAATGAGGAAATGGTTGTACCAGGAAGAGCCATGGGAGAGCTAAATCACCCTACTACTGCTGATGTTGATCTGGAAAGAGCATGTCATATGGTAACTGAGTTAACACAAGACGGTAATGTTTTTTATGGTAAGTCAAAAGTTCTATCTACACCTTGTGGACAAATCGTTAGATCACTAGTTAACGATGGGGTAAAAGTAGGTATGTCATCACGCGCGCTTGGTACTTTAGAAGAAGGATCTGAACATAATGTTGTTAAAAACATGAAATTAGTAGCAATTGATTGTGTAGCAGACCCTTCATATCCAAAAGCATTTGTTAACGGTATTCTAGAATCTAAACAATGGGTCATGTTGGATGATAATAAGTATGAGGAGGTTTATGAAAATTTCGAAAAATCACTGCAAAGGTTACCAAAAAAGGAAATAGATACCTTTTTACGTGACAGAATTCTTAGCTTTATTAAGTCGATCTAATAAATATTAATATGTCTAAACAAAAACAAAAAATAGCAAAGTTTATTGAGCATATTTCTACTAAAAATTATGCTAAGGCACATAAATATTTAAAGAGTGTCGTTGAGGACAAAATAGCAAAAAAAATTAACGACGCAACTGAAAAACCATTATTTTAAATCATGAGCAAGAAACAAGCATTACCCGAACAAGCAGAAGAGGTGCTAACCGAAGAGTCGGTTAAAGCTATTGAAACTGCTATCGAAGAAAAGATTCAATTATCTGTAGAATCAGCATTAACTAATCAAGATGAGCTTTATGCTGAAAAGCTCCAAGATTTAGTAAGTGCAATTGATAAAGATCACACAGATAAGCTTAAAAGAGTGGTTGAAGCTGTAGATCATAATAATGCAAATAAACTTATTAAAGTTGTAAAGCGTTATGAAAATGAATTAACAGGTCGTGCTAGCCAGTTTAAAGATACTTTAGTAGAGAGTATCTCTGATTACTTAGAAGAGTACCTTGAAGAATCAGTACCCACGCAGGCAATTGAAGAAGCTACAAAGAATAGAACCGCGAGAGAGGTTCTCAGTAATTTAAGAAAGGTTCTTGCGGTAGACTCCACGCTCATGAGTGAGTCTGTTAAAGAAGCTGTAATGGATGGTAAAGAGCAAATTGATGAATTAACAGATAAAGTTAATAAGTTAGCCAAAGAAAATAACTTTCTTAAAGAAGCGTATAGTAAGCAAAATGCTACATTATTGTTAGAAACCAAAACAGCAAATCTACCTGAGAGTAAAAAAGCCTACTTACGTAAGATCTTAAGTGATAAGTCACCCAAGTTTATTAAAGAAAACTTTGAATATACAGCAAAGTTGTTTGATAAAAAAGAAAGAGAAAGACTTACAGTAATTAAAGAGGAAGCATATAAGAAGCGTAGAGTTAAGACTGATGCTCCCGTACAACCAATTTCAGAGAAGAAGGAACAGAAGCCATATAACCCGTATTTAGCGGAGTTAGAAAGGTCTCATAAATAATTTCAACCCTGAACAATGAGGTGCTAGTCACCTGAGTAACTTGGACTAGTTCGAAATGCTAAGTCCATGAGGTAAAATGAAAGGAAACGTCTTATTATGAATAAACCACAATCATTTATTGATAGAGATAGAGCGGACACACTTCTTGAGAAGTGGGCCCCTGTCTTGGAGTATTCTTCTGATAGTGTTAAGCCTATTGAAGACGATCATACTCGTTTAAACACCGCCATCCTTCTGGAAAACCAGGAGAAGTGGTGTATCGAGGAATCCAACGTTGCTGGTTCCGGACCTAATGGTTCTTTTGGTAGTGGATCTACCATGAGTTCTATTTACGGACCCAACGCTGCCGCACAGAACATTGATTCTGGCGACACGTATGCAAACGGAGATGCCCGTCTTCCTAAAGTGCTTATCCCGATGATTCGTCGTACGTTCCCTGAGCTTATCACCAACGAAATCGTTGGTGTCCAGCCTATGTCTGGCCCAGTTGGTCTTGCATTTGCTCTTCGTTATGCTTATCAGTCCACACAGTTGGGCGATGGTATTGACGGAAGTGATACAGCAACTGGAACCGGTCCTGGCCCTGACGTCGGTCCGAACTTTGGTCCAAACACTAACCCCAATTATGAGGGTAGTGCTGGTCTTCCTGGCGACGAACTTGGATACCAACTTCTTGATACTCGGTTTACCGGTACATCTTCTGCTGCTTTAAGTGGAAGCTCTGACTGGTCCTTTGCCGAGCAGGATCAAGGTGTTGCTCAGATTCTTTCTGCCTTCGAGATCACTGGAAACATTCCTCAGGTTGAGGTTAAGTTCGAGAAGACCG